TTTAACATTTGTCTAACAATGTAACTTTAGAAAATAATATATACTTGCATGAAAGTATCAAAGAAAGCAAAACTCATAAAAAGGGTCCAAAAAATGGAACTGTCAAATCCTGTTATTCAGACACTCATTGGTTTGGTTGTTTTTTACATTGGTCTAAAGATGTTCTCAGGTGGTATGAAAGCGATGGGAAATATTGACCATCTTCAGTGGTTTCTTGGAAATCCAATCTATATGTTTTTCGGTGGAATCATTATGACTCTTCTTTGGCAATCTTCATCACTATCAACAACTGCAATCATTGGTCTGGTTGCTGGTGGTGCATTACCTTTACCAGCTGCGATTGGTGCAGTCCTTGGTGCTAACATTGGAACTACTGGAACGATATGGATTGCAGGACTTCTCGTTTCAGATGGAATGCCAACAGGTATCACAAAACATATCGCAATGGTTCATACTGGTGTGAATCTTTTCATGGCAGTTTTATTCCTTCCTTTTGCTCAACATATTGCAAAGTTTGTGTCTAAATTTTAATCATCTCCTTTCATTTGTGATTAAAAAATATGTCAAAATTTGATTAAAATATATACATCTGAAAGGAGATGTTATGAATGATATTCAGTATATTTTGAACACCTTTCTACTTCTTTTCAGCGGTGTGCTGGTGATGTTGATGGCGGCAGGCTTTTCAATGTTAGAAGCAGGAATGGTAAGAACAAAAAATACAACTGCTATTCTGACAAAGAATATTTGTTTGTATTCCTTATCCTGTCTAGCCTTCTTTGTAGTAGGTTATCAACTGATGTATGGAAGTATCTCAGACGGAGATCATTCTGGTATGTCAGATTTCTTTTTCCAAGTAGTATTTGTCGCAACAGCTGCAAGTATTATTTCGGGAACAATTGCCGAACGAATGAAATTTTGGTCATTCATGGTTTTCGTCCTTGTGCTTGCTAGTGTGATATATCCATTACAAGGTGCATGGACTTGGGGTGGAGGATTTCTATCTGAGATGGGATTCTCTGATTTTGCTGGTTCAACAATTGTTCATTCCGTTGGAGGATGGGCAGCACTTGCAGGAGTCATACTCTTAGGTGCAAGAACAGGTAAGTATTCTGAAGATGGAAAAGTAAATCTTATTGCACCTTCAAATTTACCACTTGCAACTTTGGGAACTTTCATACTTTGGTTTGGTTGGTTTGGATTCAATGGTGGGTCACAACTTGCAATGGGAACCAAAGATGATGTCAATGCAATCGCAAGTGTAATCTTGAACACAAACATGGCTGCGGCTGCAGGAGCGGTAACTGCCATGATTATCACACAATTACTATATAAAAGAGTAGACCTAACGTTAGTGTTAAACGGAGCACTTGCAGGACTTGTGTCAATTACAGCAGGTCCAGATTATCCAACAATAGCGTTGTCAATTCTTATTGGAGTAATTGGTTCTGGTCTAGCAGTCCTTGCAATTCCACTTTTTGATAAAGTAAAGATTGATGATCCAGTTGGAGCTCTATCAGTCCATCTTGTCGCTGGAATTTGGGGAACACTGGCAGTAGGTATCTTCAAAGAGGATGCATCCATAGTTACTCAACTTTATGGTATAGGAATTATCGGGGGGTTTGTATTTGCTTCCAGTTTGATAGTTTGGTTTATCATAAAAATGGTAATGGGGTTGCGAGTTTCAGTTGAAGAAGAAACACAAGGTATTGACCTTGCAGAGTTTGGTCATGCCGCATATACTATTGGTCATGGTGAATTTGTAACTCAAGACGAAATCAAAATGGTCAGGGGTTACGTAAAACCAAAAGCGGAGGTGGTTCCCGCTTAAAAATAGGAGGGACACGAAAAGGGAGTGTCCCTTCTTAAATCTCTAAAAAAAGAAAGGAACAGAGTGTCAATCCAACACTCCCATGCTCTAAATGAAAAATCTTTTTATGTGCAAGTGAGAGATTACGATGCAGAACTTGAACCTTGGTTACGAGCAGAGTATCGTAACTTATGTGATGCTGAACAAGCATTTCATAATTATAAATCAAGAAGGGAAAAATCTTCCTTATTCTCAAGAATAAAAAACGCATTGACGTTTGACTCTTTCAAAATGGATGTTACATTTTCATCTGTTCATGATTATCTTTCTCAATCAAAAGATAGGTTCGACTTAGAACAAAGAGAGAGAAACATTATGAGGGGAAATAGATGGGGATTAGCATGAAAGAATTAATGTTATCCTACAGTATGGTTGTTTTTTGTTTGTTTTTATTGTTTCCGATTTAATGACTTGACATATCGTCACTGTCTTGATATACTGGTCTTATAAATTATTAAAATAAAATAAACCTCTAAGGAGTCGTTATGATATCTATACGTGTAAAACCAAACGAGAACATTAACCGAGCCTTGTCTCGTTTCAAATCCGCAGTTTTGAATGAAGGTATAATCAAGACAGTGAATGATAAATCTCACTATGTAAAACCCTCTCTCAAAAAGAAACTCAAACGAGAAGCTGCACAAAGACAACGAATGAAAGATGAAATTAAATTGATTAGGCAAATAGAGAATGAGCAAAAAGAGTGGAGATCCTAAAAAAGTTGTCAATCTAGCGGACTTCCGTGATGAAAAGAACGCACTTGATATTAAATTAGGTGGATACTACGCACACCCAGAGTTGGGTGTGCATCTACATTGCATTGGTATTACAGAACCGATGCATACAAGAGGCAATGAAATCCATTTTGTGGTTGAAGACCATTTTGGAAATCTCGCTACCTTTCATACTACAGATGCACCACATGGGTTTGTCTATTCAAATAAAGATGAATTCGCATATGCTCTGATGCAAGTTGTCAAAGATATAGAAGAGAATGGTGAAGATGACGGACCCAAGGTTTCGTAATCTTATAAATAATTATATCGTTATCCCTACCTACAAAAAATAAAAATTAGAAGAATGATTACATTCGCAGAGTATCTTGCTGAAGGCGCAGAGGGCAAGAACTTACATTTAGAGCACCTTGAAGATGAGGTGTTGAATAACGGAGTCAACGGAACACGGGCAGCAATCAATTTCCTTCAATCTTTGAGGGATATGCTTGCAGGAAGTACAAAGTCAAGTGTAAACGTGACTGTCAAATGGGATGGAGCTCCTGCTATTTTTGCAGGAATTAATCCAGAGAACAAAAGATTTTTTGTAGGAACCAAGGGAGTTTTTAATAAGAATCCAAAAGTCAACTATACAAATGCAGACATTGATGCAAATCATTCATCGCCAGGTCTTAATTCAAAACTCAAAGCTGCACTCAAGTATCTACCAAAGTTAGGAATTAAAGATGTTCTCCAAGGTGATATGTTATTCACACAAGATGATTTGTCAACGGAGACAATAGATGGTAAATCGTATCTCACCTTCCAGCCCAACACAATCGTATACGCAGTTCCAAAAGAAAGTTCTAGTAAGATTAAAAAAGCGAAAATGGGTATTGTCTGGCATACCACTTACTCAGGAGAAAAACTTGAAGATATGCGTGCCACTTTCGGTGCGAATATAAGTGGGTTGAGAAAAACGGACGATGTATATTTTACAGATGCAGATTACAGAGACACTTCTGGAACAGTGAATTTTAACAAAGCGGAAACTGCATCAATCACAAAGGTTCTATCCTCTGCTGGTAAAAAGTTTCGTGAACTGAAATCATCATTTATGAATGAACTGATGAATGATAACAATCTTCTCATCTTGGTAAAAACATTCAACAACGTCAAGGTCAGAGAAGGACAGAAGATTTCAAACACAACGAAACACACAGGAGAGATGATAAAGTATATCAATGCTAAGTTGCAGAAAGACATTGATAAGATAAAGACAGAAAAGAACAGAGAGATCAAAACAAAAAACAAGAACGAGTTGATTTCTTACATCACTAAGAACAGAGTCAATTTCAAGAACATCTTTGATATGCAGAACTTGTTGGTGGACGCCAAGAATATGGTGATACGCAAACTTGAAAAAGCAAGAGGTGCAATGGATACTTTCATACGCACAGACAATGGATATCGTGTGACTGCACCAGAGGGTTTTGTTGCAATTGACCGAATGGGTGATGCTGTCAAACTGGTTGACCGCCTTGAGTTTTCAAGAGCAAACTTTAATGCTGCAAAGAATTGGACAAAATGAGTAAAACTTACGATCAATTTTTAAAAGAACAAAAGGGAGGAACGGCGGTATTCACGTTTGGCAGGTTCAACCCCCCAACAACCGGCCATGAAAAACTTCTCAAAGTGTTGATGAATACCGCCTCTAAACAAAGAGGTGATTACTATGTATTCATGAGTCATTCACAAGATAAAAAGAAAAACCCTTTGAGTCATGATCAAAAGATGATGTTTATGAAACTTATGTTTCCAAAACATCGTTCTGCAATGATTAAGTCAAAAGCACGAAATGCACTTGAAGCACTTGTTCAGTTACATGACATGAAAAAATATTCAAGAGTTGTTATGGTGGTTGGAAGTGACAGAGTTGCAGATTTTAATACTCTCCTGAACCGATACAATGGTGAAGATGTCAAACACGGATTTTATCAGTTTGACGAAATCAAAGTGGTTTCTGCTGGAGAAAGAGATCCAGATGCTGAAGGTGTAGAAGGAATGTCTGCATCCAAGATGAGAGCGGCAGTTGCAGATGGAAACTACGATGTTTTCAAGATGGGAATTCCTGCAAGTGTATCAGAAAAAGATTGCAAGAAACTCTACGATGCAGTTGCAAAGGGTATGGGTGTGAGTGGTGTAAAAGAAGAGATGGATGAATATGAAGATTTTGATTTAGAACTTTATGAAGCACTTACTCCTGCACAACGAAGAAAGATGGCATTGAGGATGAAGTTGCAAGCAAGAAAGCCTGGTTTCATTCGTAAAAGACAGATTGCATTGAAGAAAGCCGCTACAAAAGGTAAACTCGATAGTCGTGCAAGAAAAGCAGCAATCAATATGATTGTCAAAAGGTTTTTTCCAAAACTGAAAAAGAAATCTCGTTCAGAACTCTCTTATGCAGAACGTGGTAAGATTTCTGATATTGTAAAAAAGAAATCAAAGGTAATCGCAAGATTTGCAAAACGTCTTGTTAAGGATAAACGAAAACAAGATGTTGAACGAAGACGAGCGATGAATAAGAAGAAGGACTAAGATGGAAGAAAACGATAAATGTTGTGAATGTTCAAACTGCACTTGCGATCCATGTGAGTGTACAACAGAAAATCTATGCGGATGTGATGAAGATTTAGTTGCAGCTGTGTAACAAATAAAGGGGGGTATTATGGCTGAGTATAAACAAGAGGACTGTCCTTTCGTTTATAGAATAGAAGCAGTAACAAAAATTGTCGATGGTGACACAGTTGATTGTGTCTTTGATTTGGGGTTTGATGTTATGTTCAAAAGTCGTGTAAGGTTGTTAGGTATTGATACACCAGAGTCCAGAACACGACATAAGAACGAGAAGGTCTATGGTCTTCTCAGTAAAAAGAATCTAAAGAAATGGGTCCACTGGGCAATTGATTCAGACAGGGATGATGTGGAGATCGAACTTCGATGTCCTGAAGCTGACTCAAGAGGTAAGTTTGGTAGAATTCTTGGAGAACTCTGGGTGCATTGTGGCGAAGAGGGTCATGAGTACGAAGGGTGGACAAACTTAAACCAATGGATGTGTGAACATGGTCATGCAGTTGGTTATTGGGGTCAAAACAAAGATGATGTTAAAGGTGAGCATTGGAAGAATCGTGAGTATCTTGCAGGGACAGGTGAACAAGAATTATTAGAATGGGATAATGATTGAGTGGATTAAGAAGAGATTAAAAATTATGTCGGGTGTTGAAAATGGAAAAGTAATTGAATTTCCACAAACACCCGAAAACCTTGATCGTCTTGCATCATCAAGAGCACTTTTAAAAAGTACAGAACATCATACGACTGATCCAATTTATGAAACATTAGAAAAAAAGAAATAATGGCTTATTCAGATAAGGTAATAGAACACTATGAAAAACCAAGGAATGTGGGTTCTCTTGATTCCGCTGACGATAGCGTTGGTACTGGTCTTGTTGGAGCGCCTGAATGTGGTGATGTAATGAAACTTCAAATAAAGGTAGATGATGAAACAGGAATTATCGAAGACGCTAAGTTTAAGACCTTTGGGTGTGGTAGTGCTATTGCTGCTAGTTCCCTTGCTACTGAGTGGGTTAGGGGCAGAACTGTTAATGAAGCAATGGAGTTATCGAATACAGAAATCGTGGAAGAACTTTCACTTCCACCTGTCAAGATCCATTGTTCGGTTCTTGCAGAGGATGCAATTAAGGCAGCAATAAATGACTACAAAGAAAAACAAGGACTTTGAACTCGAAACAATTTATACTTATAACACTTCTAAAGGAGAAAAAGGTTGGCTTATAAGAGTCCGCTCCCTCAAGTAGATCATGGAGTTGATGTGTGCGGTGATGAGTGGGATGAACCAGTCGGGAGAGAAGAGTATGTTGGAGTTACTATGATAAAACAACACGACCCAAAGCACCCATACTGCACCAATTGGCCAGTTAGAAAAACGAAAGACACAGATGAAAAAGTTTAATGAATATTCCTCTTTTGAGGAAAAAGTATTATCAACCCTTAAAAAGAAACCAAGTGACTTACTTGCACTTTCTCACAAACTTGGAGAAGATGTTACACCAGTAAATTCAATGTTACAACACTTGCAAGTTTATGATAAAGTACAATGTATCAATGACATTTGGAGAGTCAAAAAATGAAATCCTTCAAAGAGTTTTCTGAAAAATGTTGTGATGAATGTGATGAACAGTTTGACCATGTGATTACTGAAGCGGAATACCAAGGAAGAAAAGTCGAACTCAACAACCCTTTTCGTACTCCTAAAGGTCCAAAGAAATTTTCAGTTTACGTAAAAAATGAAAAAGGTAATGTAGTCAAAGTAAATTTTGGAGATCCAAATATGGAAATCAAACGAGATGACCCTGCAAGGAGAAAGTCATTTCGTGCAAGACATAACTGCTCAGACCCAGGCCCCAAATACAAAGCAAGGTATTGGAGTTGTTTTCAATGGAGAGCATCAGCAAAGGTGGACAACTAATGAAAAATTTTAAAGAGTTTATAACAGAGAAGAATGTTCCAAACAATCCCAAACTTTGGTCGAGAGCAAAATCACTTGCAAAACAGAAGTTTGATGTTTATCCGTCAGCTTATGCAAACGGATGGGCAGCAAAATGGTACAAGTCCAAAGGTGGAACTTGGAGGTCAGAGTGAAACGATTTAGAGAGTTTTCTGAAGACCTACGAAAGTGGTTTGATAAGAAAGACCCTCAAGGTGGGTGGAAACGAATAGGAACAGATGGTTCTGTTTTGGGTCCGTGTGCAAGACCAGACAAAGATGGTGATGGTGATCCAGATGGACCGAAACCCAAGTGTATGTCTAATCGCAAGATAAGACAACTCACAAAAAAACAACGTGCAGCTGCGGTTCGTGCAAAAAGAAAATATGATAAAGATCCAGACAGAAAAGGTAAACCAATTAATGTCTCTAACTTTGGAAAGGGTAAGTTATGAAAACATTCAAGTCCTTTATTACAGAGTCATATAACAATTGGGAAAACGAAGAACCAGTTGAATATTCAAAACATCTGGAAAAAACATTTGGAAAACCAGATGAGATGACAAATAGTCAGTTGTGTTGGTTTGCGAAGGATGGGTTCAAGAGAATAGTGGTGAAGGACGAATATATTTTACATGGTTCACCAGCGCCACATTATGATTTCATCTATTGTTACATCGACTTACAAGTTCCTGAGAAGTTTGCAAAACCTCTTGCAGATTCAAGTGGAAGTATACTTATAGATTTTCTCAAAGGTGAAGTTGGTGCAAGGTGTGGTTCAATTACTGCAAACGCTACAACTCTCAACTATGTCCTTGATGTCGTTGCGGAGAGAGTCAAACCATCCAAGAAAGAGTATGAGAAACGTATTCTTGGAATGAGAAAAATGTTTGCAGATGGTGATAAGTATGAATTGGAATGGTGGCCAGATGAGTCAGGTGATGCAGACCCGAAGAATGAGTATTATAAATGAAACGATTTGTTGAGTATTATCTTGAAGAAAAGGACATGAGTCATTGTGACTGCAAAAACCCAAAAGGTTTTTCTTGCAAAGCATCTTGTAAAGCTAAAGGAAAGGTTGCAAGGACAGGTGGAGAATACAAAGGTAAAAAAATCAAATCAAAAAAGTATGGTGGTCCTGCATGATAACACATGGAAACAGTATACGAGAAATACAGACCAGCGCATGAGGTCTTGATTGAATATTATGCTTATGAGGATTTGAGAAGAATACTGAAAATAGAATGGGAACATGAAGACGATTTGTATAGAAAACATAGTGATGTTTTGTGGAAAGAATATGAAAATGCAGCCGCAAAAGAAAAAAGTAGGGAGGAAAATTCAAAATCTGCTAGGATTGCGAGGAAACTCGAGCAGATGAGATTAACAGATGAACTTGTAAACAAAATTAAACTAAGGAATGCTAAATGAGTTATTCACGATGGGTTAACTCTTGTTTCTACACTTACTGGTGTTCAAGTAAGGCAGAGAGAAAAGAGGATGAATTATTTGCTTGTCATGTGGACTTGGAGTCACAAGTAATGATAACGTATGAAGAGTGCAAAAGAATAGAAAACAGTTTAATGTCAATTAAGGGTAAAATCAATCAAATAAAAGATGACGAAGAAGCGACTGAGTTACAAGGATACATCAAAGAGTTTATATCAGATGTGGATCACAAATATTTGACCGAAGTTAGAGGTGGACAGTAGTGTTAGGTTTTAAAAATTTTTTAAAGGAACAGGTAGAGGTAGAAAGTATTTTAAAATATTATCCTAGTCCTAGAGAAGTCAAGTATATTAGATCAGTCAGACATAAGTTGATTAAAAAGAATCCCGATATGAAACCGATAGGAGATGACAAGTTACACGTTACACTTGCAGGAGGAGCTGGGTGGAAAAAGATAAGTTCCAAATTCAAAGATGTAGAGTTTGATGATCCAAATTTTCAATTAGAGTTTGAAGAACCAAAAAAGATAGAATCATCTGGTAAGGTTTCTTGGTATATGAAAGTCAAACAACAAAGACAACTCAAGGATTATGTTACAGATTTGTTACAATCGAACCCAGACCCGAAGAGAGTGTTTCATGTATCGATTGCAAATAAGACGGGCAAGGTAGGAGATTCGGTTGCAAACGTTTAAACAATTTTCAGAGGCACCAAGGATTCCCAGAAAGAAGGGACAACCAGCTGGTAGTGACAAACACTCTGACCTTTACACAGATGAAAATCCAAAGGGAACGATACATGGTCTAAAGTTTGCAACTGTCAAAGATGCAGAAGCAAGTGTGAGAAAGATTGAGAATAGTGGAAAGAAACACGCACACAAAATACAGGCTGCAATTGCAATGGAACAACGAGCAAGAGTGATGGGAAAGAAAGGTGCTGCAGCGGTGTATCGTGCATACATTAATAAGATGAAAGAAATTACAAAGAAAAGAAACAAGAAATGAAAAAGTTCAAGGATTACATAGAGACAGAATCATTCACGGAAGAAGAATGGGGCGACATATTGTTCGCAAAAGAATTGGAAATACGAAAAATCTCAGAAGATGTTTCTCGTTCAGACCTTGACCAGATAGAAAGATATGCAGACAAATTATTCGCTGCTGTTGGTATTGATGTTGAGTTTACTCGTCATTTTCTGGATAGGGTTAATGATGAGCGAAACAAGAAACCAATTAATACGGCAGAACTTATACGTCTTTTTAGGCTCACGTATAAAAAACATGGTAAGAAGATTCCAAAAATGGGTCCAGATGCACAGGCGGTAATACATGACATGGAAACTGATGTTAATATGCCTTTTGTACTTCAGCGTGATCGTGATGGTATGTTGGATATGGTGGCGAAAACAGTGATGAGAAAAAAAGATTTTAAGACAAGTAATCAAAAGTTAAAGGTATAATAATATGGCAGATGATTTTGATTTTGGGTTTAGTGCAGTATCAACTGAAGAGTTCCAAAAGACCCAAACAACAACAGAAGTTCAACCATCAGCAGTTTCGTCTGATGAGTTTGACGAACTTAAAAAGAAAATGGACTCAATCTCAAGTTTGATACAAGCACTTGGAGACAAAGAAGATACAAGTTTATTTGATGAGACAGGAGAAAAGATTTCTCGTTTAGAAGAAAAGGTTGACAAGATTTTAGAGATTGAGTCAACTCAGATTGCAAGCGCATTAAGTGAACAGGGTAGTTCAATTCGTGCAGTCATTGACGAAGTTGAGGAACGCAAAGGTGAACTTGATGATAAGTTTGCAAGCAGGTTAAAGGAATTGGAAACATTAGTGATTCCAATGCTAAAAGGGTTGATGAAGAATCCAGACAAAGAGTACATTTACTGGCCAAATCGAACACCTATATTAGAAAAACAGATAGAGAAAGTTTATTCCATCACAAGGGAGTCATGAAAACATTAAAAGAACTAAAAAACGATCTAAACAAAATAAATGTCGATAGAGCAATAAAACACGATTGAGCGACTCATATCTATCACCCAAGTTTGGGAGAAGTTAAAGTAGAGAGTCATAGTCTCGATGAAGATGGTACAATAGAAGAGTACTATGTAATTCATAACGGACAACAAATTACCCTTGAAGCATCAAAAGTTAAAGTGACTAAGATGGAAAGTCATGGTCATAGTCCAAAACCAAAGAAAAAGAAAAAATGAAAAAGTTTAGAGATTATCTGGTAGAGTTTGATTCACCAACCATTTATTGTGATATGGATGGTGTTCTTGCTGATTTCGTCAAATTTACCAGAGAACATCTGGGACAGAAGTTTACCGATGAAAATTGGCACGAATTACCACCAGATATGTTTTATCAACTCCCACCAATGCCTGATGCAAAACAATTATGGAGGTTTATTGGAAGATACAATCCAAATATCCTGACTGCTATTCCTAGAGGTGGAAGAGGACCAATATCAGAACGTGCAGCGGAGGATAAGAAACGATGGATGAAGAAACATTTTGGTGTAAATGATGCAAGGATTTATGCAGTTATGCGTAAAAACAAAGCAAACTTTGCAAAGGATGGTAAAGACGGAAGACCCAATCTACTGATAGATGATCATGCAAAAAACATTGATGCATTCAGGAAAGCAGGTGGATTGGGTATTGTTCATACATCTGCTGCGAATACCATCAGAGAATTACGCAAAATTGGGTATAGATAATTTATAAATATTAATATGAAAACTTTTCAACAATACATAGACGAGCGCATTGACGATAGAGAAAATCGTGATTTACAGCGCAGAAAAGAACAACTCAAGAGGCTTACCAAAAGGTATAAGGATTCAAAATGATTGATACCGCTTTTATTCGTTCCATTAGAGAAGGGTTGAAACAAACAAGAAAACCCAAAGAAGAAGGAACAGACGAATTAACTCAAGAATATAAAGAAATGACTCCTGGGCAGACAGACGAAGCTCTTGACCCTGTGAACAAAGATGCAGTCAAAAAGAAGTTTAAGGACCGCAAAGACAAAGATATCGACAATGATGGAGATGTAGATAGTTCAGATAAGTATCTTCATAAGAGAAGAAAAGCGATTTCCAAAGCAATGAAGGAAATGGCAGAAGAGATTGAAGGTTTAGATGAACGTAGAAGGGACTATTCAAATCTAATTCCTTTTCCCGATAAGGTATTGACTGATTTTGCAAAACGTGCAAAGAAAGCAGGACTTGACTTTGACCAGTATACGAAGTTCGTAAAAGGAACTTTCAAGGATGGTGCAGATGAGGGAAGAGCAATCATTAAAGGCAGAGAAATCTTCAAAGATAAAGAAGATGGAAGAAAAAAATTATCTGGAGCGGAAGCGAAGAGAGATAATATTGCAAGACGAGCTGCTCTAAGAAAGAGATTGGGTATTGAACAAACTGAGCAAGAGAAACAACAACAAGATCCTAGACACGACCAATCACCTTTTCCACCAAAGAAAAAAGAAATAGAAGAAAAAATGCATAAAGGTATTCGTCTAACACCAGAACTTTTCAAGAATGTCAAGAAGTTTGGAGTTGAGTTAGAGAAGTATGCAAAGAAGAGTGGTGGAATTGATAAAGACGATTTTATGAAAGTTGCAGCAATCGCAAAGAAGGGAATGTTACCAGACAAGAGCGATATCCCAAGTGACACTGACCCAAGAGACAAAGTTCTCTCAATGATGGCAGGAATTGTTGGAGATGAGATTCTTCTTGCGTTCAAAGGACTTTCACCTTCTATCGACAATTACATCAAGAAGACGATGAAGGAAGATACTGAACTTGATGAAGATAAGAAATACCATTATTATAATCTTGATAGGGGTGTCTATAGATTGCAAAAAGATAACAATGGTAAAATTATTGGAAAGATGCACGATAGACAAAAAGAAATGAGAGCTGGATTTCCAAATGCAGATGAAGTTTTATCCAATACAAAACAAGCAGCAGTAAAGGTTGCAAAATTGAATAAAATGAATGAAGAAACTGAACTTGATGAGAAAAAACATTCTGATTATGAACTGTATCATAAGACATTCTCAGGTGCAATGCAGCACGCATATGCAGTTGCAAAGAAAAGAGGATACACAGTTGATAAGAATGACATTGACAACAAGGTTGCATCTGGTCCAAGAAAACCATCTTCAGGAAAAACCAATCGTTACATTCTCGGAACAGACAAGAAACAGAACCTTCATGTTCAAGTAGCAAATCTTGACAACAAAAGATTTGAACTCAATATGTATATCGAGAGTGTAAAAGAAGATGAGGACTTGGAGAAGATTGCAAAAGAATTAGAAGGTGCATCAAAGAAACATCTTGGTCAGTCAAAGAGAATCAAAAAACATCTTGACAAAATGAGAGAGGAAGTTGAACTTACAGAAGCGCCCTCTCCCAATCAAGCTGCAATTGATAGGTTTATGAAAGGTGGTGGTAAGATTACCAAGATCGAGCCTGGAACTGGTAGAGAAGGTGAGAAACAAATGAAAGGTTTCAAGAAGACCTTTCAAAGAGCAATGCAGAAACAAAGAGAACTTGATAAGGGTGATGCAAAACGAAGGTATGTGAAAGGTGGTGGTAAATCTGGTGAATATAGTATGCCCGATTACAACATTGTAAAAAATATTAATAAGTTTCCAAGATCACTTGCAAGTGGTTTACAGAAGATGATTTCAGGTGTTAGAATATCAAACTATATGATTCCTAAGACAAAGGTGCCTGGAATGGGAATCACATTTCCTGGCGATTCTGCACCCAAGTTGATGATTGAATATCGTGAGAGAATGTTTGACCCAGGCCTTGGAAAGATTGGTGCAGACCCAAAATTCTCAGAACCTGGCGTTGATACAAAAACTTATCGTAAGTTTGAGATGATTGTTTACATCAACGAAGCTGCAACTGCAAAAGACAGAAAGTCAGACAGAGTAGATTGGTTTCAGCGAAAAGAGTTTGAAGGTAAAACTGCTGATGAAGTTGCAAAGAGAACACTTCAGTATCTCAAGACCAAAGTCAAGAGAATGGCAAACGAGGAAGTTGAGATTGTTGAAAAAATGAAAGTCGGAGATAAGGTAAAAATCAAAGACAATCCATCAAAGGAAACAAAATTTGGTCACAAAGATGCAATGGGTAAAACTGGTAAAATAATCAAAGATTATGGTGATGGTGATATGAAGGTCAATTTTGGTCGTTATGATGATAGGGCAGTTCCAGCAAAAGACCTTGTTAAAGAAGAGGTCCAAGAAGCAGTAAAATATGATGAGAGAAAAATGAAAAAGTTAGCAAGAAAAGATCGTATGATTGCAAAGATGATGAAAACTGCTTCTGCAAAATCAGTATTCAATAGTGAAGTATTAGGTGACTCTGAAATGGAAAGAAAGTACCAAAAGGAGGAACTGGTTACTGAACGAGAGATGACTGACAATGAGATGAAGAAACGAGAAGAAATCGTGATGAAACTCAAGAAGAAAATGCCTGAGTTCGTCAAAAGATATGGTGATAAAGCAAAAGAGGTTATGTATGCAACCGCCACGAAAATGGCAATGGGTGAAGAATTAGAACCATTGGAAACAAAAAAGTCCAAGAAAAAGGACAAAATAAATCTAAAACCAGAAATGGATGAGAACATGAGAACACTCAAAGATTTTCGTAACAGAATATTAGAACATTGTGGAGAATGTGGTGCAATGGACCATATTGATGAGCAAAAACCAGTAGCTGGATATATTGCAATGTATCGTGGAAATAAAGTAGAGATAAAGAAAGGTAAAGGAAAAGACGAAGCGGATGGTATATTCCCTGCAAAAGAATTAGCATACAAACTTCTCAAAGTTCCTAAATCAAAACAAGGACTTGTTGCAATTAAACCAGCATACGAAGAATTTGAGATTGACGAGAGGAAGATGTTCTCTGGAAAAGGTGAATTTGAGGTCAAGTATGCATCTTCAAAAAAAGGTCCAATCAAGGTCAGCAAATTTAATACTTTAGATGATGCTAAGAAGTTTCTTGCACAAGTCAAAAAAGAAGGAATGAACGGAATTATTTCCAAAGGTGGAAAACCTATCAAAGCATCTCACATGATGATGAAAGGTAAGATGAATGCTTCTTATCACAAAAAGGAAAATGATGTAAAAGAAGCTGTAACTCAACAAGGAGTTGAGTACGGAGAACAAGATTGGGATAACGCTCATCGTTTAGATAACTTAGCACCAAACATGGATGCTAACTTTGCGAAATTCATGGAAGAGGATTTAGAAGGTCCGTATATGTTTGAAGGAGAAACATATTTCTTTGACCGAAAAATGGGTTCATGGTTTTCCGCAAGTGGAGAAGATTATGTCGATGAAGACATGAATAAAACTCTTTCTCACAATTTCGTAAAAACTGAATTAGTCAGAGTAAATTAAATACAATTTTTTTAACAGGAGATAAAAATGCCTTTATGGGGAAAATCAACATCCGCTGAATCCAGACCTAAATGGTTAGGTGGCGATAATGCTGAAGGTGCAAGTGGAAAAAAAGAAGATTGCTTCGCAACAACCAGAGGATGGGAACTCAAAGCAGGAACCCCATCTTCTGGAAATGGAAATTCGAGTGCATCACCTGAAATTTTAGTAGCAATGGGTGGACTATCCGCAACATTGGGTGCTGCTAACTTACTTAGTGTTGACTTTGAAGCAGGTACATATGCACATGATGGAACCGCAGATTTCGATGTTGTATATACATTTGATGAAAATATTACAGTCACATCTGCTGCTAGAACAGCTGATAATGTTATCAGTAACAAAATCAAAGTCGATTTTCATATTGTAAAAGTTACAGATATGTCAAAACGTGAAGATATGAAAATGCAATATATGTCTGGTTCAGGAACAAACCGGCTTGTATTCAGAGGTAGAATTCCTGCTGCTGGTGCGGCAGGTGACCATATTGCTGGTGCAGATGCTACATATGCAATGGCAACAGATGGGTCATCTGCAGCCGTTGACGGAAATGGAACAACAGTTGCAGTAATGGATGCAGACCATGCTGGTGGTAGTGCAGCTGCAGGCGCAGATGGTGGTAGTGCAGTTTTTGGTACAGCCATTAAAAAGACAGGTAGCACTGTAAATACATTGACAACAACTTCTGGTACAAGTAGTGGTTCAAGAGAAGTACTAACTGGTGTAGTATTAGGATAATAAATAATTTAAGTTGAGCGTCTGAAGAAATTCCTTTGGGGAGAAATTGGTTCTCCCCAATCTTCAGCGTAAATAATCCAAGGTGTTGAGTCCCAACATCTTTTGCCTTAGGAGATTCAAATGGCAGATAAGAAAATAACGGCGTTGACCGCAGAAACAGATATTGATTCTGACGATTTAGCGCATATCGTTACGGATGTATCCACTTCCGCAACAAACAAAAAAATCACAGTCGCAAACGTTTTTAACAAGATCCCTACCTTTATCGGTTATGGCACAGATTCGGTTGAGACAGTAGCAGCGGATGGTGCATTAAGTGCAACCAAAGCAGTTTCAATTCTTGCAGCGTCTGGTACAACTACAGTCCAAACAACTTTAGCAGATGTTACACAAGTTGGTTTCACAAAACACGTTATTCGTGCAGGAACTTCAAGTGGAGCGCACGATGTTGACTTAACAACTTCTGTAGGTTCAGTTGCAACTATCACATTTGATGGAGCTGGTTCTACAGTTTCTTTGATGTGGTCAGGGACAGCTGGATGGGTAGTTCTTGCCTCTGGTACTGGTTCAACTGGTGCAAATGATAATGGAATTACTATTTCATAATTAATGTAATATTAGGGGGGAGTTAAATCCCCCTTTTTGATAATCATAAAATAAGGTGAAACAAAATGGAAATGGTTGAAACAGTAAAACAAAAACGTGAAAAGTTACTAGAACAATTCAACTCACTACAAGACAAAAGAGTTGAACTTGAAAAACAACTCAAGGTTGTGGACCAAGATATTCTAACTTTTAGGGGTGCAATTCTTGCTTGTAATGAGCTGATTGAAGAGAACGAACCAAAATCTAACGAACCAGAAATCGTTGATTTAGACAAAGAAAAAGATGGCGGATAAACTAATATCAGAGTTAAATGCTTTAACTACCATTGATGATGCAGATTTATTGCTCGCTTCTGATACTTCGGCTTCAGAAACCAAAAAAATAACATTTCAAAATTTAAAAAACAGTATTTCATCTAGTGGAGGTTCTTTAACCGATATAGTTCAAGATACTACTCCCCAATTAGGTGGCAATCTTGATGTTAATGGTCAAACAATCACATCTGCATCAAATGGTAATATTGATATTGACCCCGATGGAACTGGTGACATTTTATTGGGGAACAATACTCAAGTAGATGGTGCAACTGATTATTTACTTTGGAACGCACCATATTCTGCTGAGGGAGATTTACCAAGTGCAACTAATTATCATGGTATGTTTGCACACGTTCATGGAACTGGAAGATTCTATGGTTCCCATGCTGGTAACTGGATTAAGTTGCGAGATGAGGCAACAACTCTGGTAAATGCAGATATTAGTGGTACAGCTGCAATCGCACAATCAAAACTTTCTCTTTCAATTACGAATTCGGAAGTAAGTGGGACAGCTGCAATTGCATTATCCAAATTAGCAACAACAACTGCAAGTCGTGCTCTTGTTACAAGTGGAACAGGTGCAATTGAAGTGAGTGCAGTTACCTCTACAGAGTTAGGGTATCTGGATACAGTATCCAGTAACATACAAACTCAATTGGATGCAAAACAAGCATCTGACACAGAACTTACCGCAATTGCAGGATTGACTTCTGCTGCTGATAAGGGAATACAATTTACTGGTTCAGGTACAGCGGCAACATATGACTTGACCGCAGCCGGTAAAGCACTTCTGGATGATGCAAATGCAGCGGCACAAAGGACGACTTTAGGACTAGGAACTGCGGCTGTTGCAGCTGGTCCTTCTGGTGCAATCGTAGGAACAACCGATACACAAGCACTTACAAACAAAACGATTACTACAATTGATGAGGGTGTAACTTTTACAAATCATACATCTGCACCAGGCACGACTACAAATAAACTTTACGCAAATAGCACATCACTTTATTTCGGGACTACAGATGTTCTTGCAACTGGTTCTGGAATGTCATCTTTTTCAGTTGCTGGTGATTCTGGAACATCACAATCAGTTACACAAGGAAATACACTTACAGTTGCTGGTGGAACAGGATTAGATTCTGTAGCTAGTGCAACTGACACAATCACTTTGAATATTGATGCTACAGTTGCAACTCTAACAGGAACACAGACACTTACAAATAAATCTTTAACTGCACCTACACTTACTGGTTCTGGAACTGCTGCTGGTTCTATACTTTTCAAAGAAGATACAGATAACGGAACCAACGCAGTCACACTTATCGGTCCTGCGGCAACAGCAGATGTTACTGTGACTCTCCCTGCATCTACTGGAACAGTCGCTCTTACAAGTGACATTACTGTAACTGAAACATCATCTGTTGCATTATCAAACAAGACACTTACAAGTCCAGTATTAAATGGAACATTGAGTGGTACTGCATTTTTAGATGAGGATAGTTTTAGTTCAAACTCTGCAACTGCTGTTGCCTCTCAACAATCCATCAAGGCTTATGTTGATGCAAATTCAGGTGGTGCATCAAGTTTGAATGGATTGTCTGATGCAACCATATCAAGTGCAAATGCTGGTCAAGTTTTATTACACGATGGAACGGACAGTTTTGACAATAAAGACATAGATTTTTTCGGGACCACTCTAAACTATACTGCAAAATTAGCACTATTCATGGGTGGTCATATTTACACAGTTGCAAGTGTAGATGGGACTTCTCATTACGTTTTCTCTGGTTACAACGCCGATGGAACAAATGAAAATGACCCATCTCTTTATGTCATAGCGGGTCATACTTATATCTTTGACTTAGCATATGCAAGTGGTTCACACCCTTTTGCAATTAGGACAGGTGGAAGTGCTTCGAGTGGAGGAACAAATCTGGTTTCTGGTAATGGTGGAAATAACCTTATACATATTAGTACAAATGGAACAGTAACAACTGGAACCTCTGCAAATGCTCAATCTTCTGGGTATCTAATTTGGAAGGTTCCACATTTTACTGCTAATCAACACGCAAGTCAAGGTGACTATCATTATCAATGCACATCTCATGCAGCGATGTTCGGACAGATTTTTATAATGTCAGTATCAGCAAATGGTGGGAGTTTTGCATAATTAAAGATTGAATGAACTTATTTGATGATTTGAATGATGACAATTACATGATGTTCGCAATGAAATATTATGAAAATATTCAATGCACATCTGTAGATGAATTTAACGATGACTTGAACAAAATCAAGTATGTGAAGAGATTGTTCAATCGGTTTCTTGAAACTGGTGAACTGAAGACAAACTTGATACTCAATCATCTCATTGTAATCTACAATGTTTTTGAGAATCAAGCAGCAACACGATTGTTGTTTTACAGTATAGAGAAAAAGTTTTATTCAATACTCAAACCTTTTCTTATTTTTTTAGACCGGCTTCCAGAAAAAATTACTGGAATCAACGGAGAAGATATTCTAACAAATCATATTCCTCTGAACGAATCAACAATCAAAGAACTTAGAAAGATTTACCCAAACAAATGAGTATCGTATCGACAATCGGAAATATCTATTTCGTCTATCAGTTCCTCAAGAAACTGGTAACACCTTTTGAAAAGACAAAGGCATTTGAGTTGGGAATCATAGATGAAAAAGGTAAGATTCTTAAAAGACGAAGAGATTTAAAAACCAAAGACGAAAAAGAAGCATATACACTTTCCGATACACTTATTTGGAACATAAAGAAATTATTGGGTAAAGTCCCAGGCGGTCAATCACGAATCGCATCATATGCAGCTGCATTGTTCCTTATCAAAGAACAACATGGAGATTACAAGGTTACTGACGAAGAGTTGGAGAATCAATTCTTTGATAAATTTGAACAGATGTATAATAATGATAAACTACTATTTGATGAAAAGACATTACGTAAAGTTACTACTGCTTTAGACGAAGATACACCAAATACAGTCGCTGGTGATATTGCGATTAGAGATTTACCTCTAGGTAAACCACCAAAAGGTTTGGTCATGAAAAAATTTGGGGGAGTTGATGTTTTTGCAGTAGACCCAAACATCTACATGAAATCACGTTTTGGTAAAAAGAAATTTGATCGTTACAAAAAATATGTTGGTGAAGACGAGGTTGGTGAATATATTCGTATGTTCGCAAGAAAAAATCCAAAGAAACCAATTATATTGATGGATACATCTACTGGATGTATGCAGTTCCTCAGACACGGATTCAAAAGCGGTTTTTGAAATGATGAAATTTAAAGAGTATATCAAGATAGAGTCAGACGATTCTATCAACCAAGTTATGTCTGGTGATTGGATTTCTAAGTCAAGAAACACTTGGAAAGCTGTTGATGATGAAGATAATAAAATAGAAATACATAATGATGGTCATGACCCAGAGTTAAATGGGGAATCTTGGACAGTGCATGAGAATACATTTGCTCCAAAGGCGTTTGCACATTACTGTAAACAGTTTTTGGAGATTGTCAAACCAGTAGAATTGTCTTATGCCGGAACAAGAATCTATCCTTCAACTTAAATCAGAGATTCAGACATTAAAAATCAAAGATGAGTATCGTTCTAAGGAACTCGATGCTTTGATGATTAAGTTGGATGACACGACATCCAAACTGAATGCATTATCCGAAAACATTGGTCGTTTACTTGCAGGACAAGAATCACACAAAGCAAATGACAATGAAGTTCGTGATGAATTGAAGATAGTTCATTCTCGTATTGGTGACTTGCATGATAAAATGAATATCATGTTAGACAAAACAGAAACGAGAGTGAGTGGTGACCTTGATGATATTTGGAAAAAGATTGATTCACTTGATCGTTGGAGATGGATTACAATTGGTGCAGCCACTTTGATTGCGTGGTTACTTACACATATTATTCCCAAGTTAATACAAAATTGATTTGACTTTTTGAGTCGTTGTGTTATACTATATTTAAATCAGTAACACAACCTTTTCAGATGATGCAATGCCTTCTTATATTGATACGAAATACGTCAACCTAGTTTCTTCTCGTTTACCCCTCTTCAAACAAAAAACAACCAATCTCTACAACTTTCGTTGTCCGTTCTGTGGCGATTCGCAGAAAAAGAAAACGAAAGCTCGTGGTTATCTCTATCAAAAGAGGACAGACCTTTTCTTTCATTGTCATAATTGTGGACAGAGTAACACGTTCACAAATTTTCTAAAACAGGTTGATGGTGAGTTATACAAACAGTATGTCCTTGAGAGATACAAAGAGGGACTGACAGGTAAATCAACCACAACTCCAAACCCAGAGTTCAAGCACAAGAAACCAGTTTTCTATCAGTCAATTGAACTTCCTAAGATAAGTGAACTTGATGATACACATTATGCAAAACGATATATTGTCAATCGTGGAATACCACCAAGTTATCTTAATCATTTATACTTCACAGATGACTTCAAGGGATTTACTTACAAGTTGACACAAAGACATTATGACTTGAATGAAAAAGAAGCACGAATCATTATTCCCTTTTTCAATGAAGATAAGAATTTGATTGCATTTCAAGGTCGTGCTTTTACGAACACTAAATTAAGATACATCACAATTAAAATTGATGAAGATGCACCAAAGATTTTTGGACTTGATACACTTGATATGACAAAACCTTTTTATGTAGTTGAAGGTCCAATAGATTCAATGTTTCTGCCAAATTGTATTGCCATGGCGGGTTCTGACATCAAAGTAAGTGCAATGGGGGATGTTTCCAGTGCAATGCAGGACGGAATAGGAACGATGGTGTTTGACAACGAACCAAGAAATTTAGAGATCATAAAAAGAATAGAAAGAGTGATTGATTATGGATGGAAGGTCTGTATCTGGCCAGATCATGTCAAACAGAAAGACATCAACGACATGGTGAATGCAGGGATTACTGAAATTTCAGAAATGATAAATAAATTCACTTACCAAGGATTACTCGCAAAAACACAACTCGCAATTTGGAGAAGGAAATGAAGTTACAAGACCCAGCTGTATTACCCACACAATATCAACAATTCATCCACTTATCAAGGTATGCAAGGTGGGACTATGAAAATGAACGCCGTGAAACCTGGGCAGAAACAGTCAATCGTTATTTTAGTTTTTTCCAAGAACACTTACAAGAACAATGCGACTACACTTTAGAGAACGGAGAACTGGAAGAGATGAAACAGGGTGTTCTCGCTCTTGATGTGATGCCATCGATGAGATGTTTGATGACCGCTGGTGAGGCACTCAAGAAAGAAAACGTTGCAGGATACAATTGTTCTTACGTAAAAGTTGATTCTCCAAGGTCTTTTGATGAGATTCTTTACGTGTTGATGAATGGAACTGGTGTTGGATTCTCTGTAGAGGACGAGTTTGTAAATCAAATGTCACCAATTGCAGAAGAGTTTCATCCAACTGACACAACCATTGTCGTTGCAGATTCAAAACTTGGATGGGCAAAAGCACTTAAAGAACTTTACAGTTTACTTTGGACAGGTCAGGTTCCGAATTGGGATTTGTCAAAAGTCCGTGCTGCAGGGAAACCACTCAAGACATTTGGTGGTCGTGCATCTGGTCCAGAACCATTGGATGACCTTTTTAATTTTTCAGTCAATATGTTTCGTAATGCAGCTGGACGAAAACTAAAACCAGTTGAGTGTCATGATCTCGTTTGCAAGATTGCAGAAATCGTAGTGGTGGGTGGAGTTCGCAGAAGTGCTTTGATCTCACTTTCAAATCTGAATGACGAAACGATGAGACACGCAAAGTCAGGTCAATGGTGGGAGTCACAACCACAAAGAGCACTCGCAAACAATTCGGTCAATTACAAGGGAAGACCAGACATTGGAACTTTTATGAGAGAATGGTTGTCACTCTATGATTCCAAGTCAGGTGAAAGAGGAATCTATAATGGTGTTTCTGCCATGAAGCAAGTAGAAAGGATGAATACAGATGAGCAAGAAAGAAGACAACCAAGAGAAGATTTTGGAACTAACCCCTGCTCTGAGATCATTCTTAGAAGCAGAGAATTTTGCAACCTCTCAGAAGTCGTTATTCGTAGATGGGACACTGCTAAATCACTTCGCCAGAAAGTTAAACTTGCGACAATCCTTGGCACTTTCCAATCCACTCTTACCAATTTCAAGTACCTCACAAAAGAATGGAAACGAAACTGCGATGAAGAAAGACTCCTTGGAGTTTCCCTCACAGGAATAATGGACAACCCAAAAACAAATGGACAGGAGGAAGGTCTTGAAAAGTTATTGGACGAACTACGAGAAGAAGCAATCAAAACAAACAAAGAGTGGTCAGAAAAACTCGGAATCCCACAATCAGCGGCAATCACTTGCGTTAAACCTTCTGGTACAGTTAGTCAGCTTGTTGATTCTGCCTCTGGTATACATGCTCGTCATAATCCTTATTATATTAGAACAGTACGAGCGGATAACAAAGACCCGCTCTGCAAAATGATGAAGGATGCAGGGTTTCCAAATGAAGCAGATGTGATGAAACCAAAACACACAACTGTATTCTCTTTTCCGATGCAATCACCAGAAAATGCTGTTTGCAGACAAGATATGACTGCAATTGACCAATTAAAACTTTGGATGACATACCAAACTCATTGGTGTGAACACAAACCATCTGTAACCATTTCTGTCAAAGAGAACGAATGGATGGAAGTTGGTTCTTGGGTTTGGGATAATTTTGACACAATCAGTGGTATTTCTTTTCTTCCTTTCAGTGAGCATACATACAGACAAGCACCTTACCAAGATTGCAGTAAGGAAGAATACGAAGAAGCACTCAAAACAATTCCACAGGAAGTGGATTGGGCACTACTTTCAAACTATGAAGCACAGGATTACACAATCGGAGCACAAGAGTTAGCCTGTTCTTCTGGTGACGGAGGATGTGAAGTAGTGGACTTATAAGGAAGTTATGTTGATAGACGCTGATTTTGAATGTCCAAATTGTAATGCAGAATATACCATTTCATTTGAAGAGGGATTCGTTCCTGAACACTGTCCTTTCTGCGGCATTGTATATGAAGTAGAAGACGAGGATGAAATCTGATGGATATGTTGCTGGAGTTGATTACTCTCTAACTTCTCCAGCGGTATGTGTTGCAAAGGTGGTGAATGATGACATCACCTTTGAAAACTGCACTTTCCATTTTCTCAAACAAACTAAGTCACAAAAATCTTTTGACAAGATTTATTCTTACGACTATCCAGAATACACAGATGATATTGAAAGATTCTCTGCATTGTCTAGTTGGGTTCTTGAGAGAATACGATGGTATAATAATAGAGTACAAAGAGTTTTTCTTGAAGATTATGCATTTGGAGCCACAGGTAGAGTATTTCATATTGCAGAGAACACAGGAATACTCAAGAAAACTTTGAGGTCATCTGGATTTATCTATGAAACGTTACCGCCTACAGTTGTCAAGAAATTTGCTACTGGTAAGGGAAATGCTAATAAAGATTTGATGTATGAAACCTTTGTGTCAGAGACAAAAATTGAATTACAAGAAAAATTATCACCTAAATCAAAACAGATTGGAAACCCTGTTTCTGATATTGTAGATTCGTTTTATATTGCAAAGGCTGGTTTAAAACTCTTGAATAAGGATACTTGATTATGATGACATGGACGAAGGTTTATTTGGAATCTATGAATATATTACAACTCAGAGAACTCAAACGTCATGTGGATAGTGTTTTGGAAAAAAAGATACAACAATCTGAACGTATGAAAAAACTTGACAAAGACGAATAAAATTGTTATAGTATGACTGTAGTCATTAATGATTAAATGAAAAAACACATATGAGTCATTGGAATCACAGATTAGTCAAAGATGTTGAGAGTGGTCGCCTTGCGATACATGAGGTGTTTTACGACAACGATGGCACTCCAACTGGTTATACAGAACATCCTATTATTATAGATACTTTCCCAGACGATGAAGGTTGGTTTTCAGATTTTGTTCCTGAAACTCCACAAGCGGCAATCTGGGAAACAATAAATCGTATTCTTGACGATATTCGTAGAAATGACGAAATCATCTACTCTACTGACTTTGAAAAGGGTGGTCGTTATTATCAAGAAGATGGTCTGGATGCACTTGAAAAAATTGAAATGATAGACAAGATTGGAGAGCCTGAATGAGTGGTATGATGAATTTTGATACCTCAAAGATTGAGGAAATGAAAAGAAAAAGGGAGGAAGGACTACCATACATTTCTGAAGATGTAGTTGAAGCATCAAAAAATGCAAAGGGTGGTAGTGAACTCATCTACGGAAGAGTCAAAGAAAGAGTGCCTGAGGACTTGTGGAGTTACTTTCAAGTCATTCTTTCAAGAGTTCGTGAGTTAGAGGAAAAACCAAGAATACTATGGTTTCAAGATACATCACAAGATCCAGAGGTCCAGTTTCTCAAGAACAAAGAATCAAGAGATAAGTTTGAGCGCTTCGTATTTCCTTCTGATTGGTCATTAGAGAAATATCATCTTGACCTTGGAATTGAATATGAAAAGAGTGTGGTTCTCAAGAACGCAATAGTTCCAATACCTGTTCATACAAAACCAAGTGAAGGACCAATTCGACTTGCATATATCTCCACACCTCATCGTGGTCTTGATGTTTTGATTGGAGCTTTTCGTGCATTAAAACTAGAAAATGTAGAACTGGACATTTATTCTAGTTTCAAAATCTATGGTTGGGAAGAAAGAGATAAAGATTATGAGAAACTTTATCAAGTATGTCGGGACACTCCAAATGTTAATTATCATGGAAGTGTATCCAACGAGGAAATTCGTACTGCACTTCAGCAGACCCATATTCTCGCATATCCAAATGTCTATCCAGAGACAGCGTGTATTTCTGTGATTGAAGCGATGAGTGCAGGGTGTGTTGTTGTGTGTCCGAATCTTGCAGTCCTTCCAGAAACTTGTGCGAACTTTGCATGGATGTATGGTTTTGTCCAAGATAAGACAGAACACGCAAGGAAGTTTGCATACGTTTTGAAGGATGCAATTGACAATTTCTGGGAACCATCGGTTCAGGCTGGTCTTGGTTTTCAGAAACAATATTTTGATATGCACTACGACATTGAAACTACCGCTAAACAGTGGGAGATGATGTTGAAGACAATCAAAAATAACATAGAACGTTCTAAGGAGCAAAAATCATAATGGCAAGAAAGAAAATCGTAGTTGAACGCAAACCCATGAAAGTAAAACGTACTCGCAAAATTACAGAGGAACAACGTGAGGCTCTTCGTCAACGCATGATTGAAATGCGAAAGAAACGCAAACCAGCAGAGTACAAGAATGTGAGTAAGGTTGTCCTTGCACTTCCAGAAGAGGATGAGTACTCTTTTAAGAACGTCAAAGAGTGGATAAAGGAATCTAAAGATTTGGTTTCTCAGTACAACAAACAAGCACGTAGTGCAAAAAATAGTCCACAAGATAGACAGATTGCATCTAATCTTGCAGATAACAAACGAGCATACATTCGTATGTGCGAACACTATCTGAAGACAGGTGATTGGATTGCAATGTACTCTGGAAAAAACGAAGAACACAAAGTTATTTCTAAGTGTGTTGCAATGGCTTACTATCCAGATGGAACACCTAAGAGGTCGGTGGGTGTGTTTTATCCAGACATCAATATGGTCTGGACTAAGGATATGGATGAAAGTGAGTTTATAACTCAAGAAAATCGTGAATATATAAAGAACGAAACAGTTGCAATGACAGATAAACAATTTATAGGAGATATGTGATGGCATTAAGTATTGCAGAGGTCTTGGAAGATGTTGCAAAAGCCAAGACAAGAGAAGATAAGAGGGATGTACTCAAGAAAAACGATTCGTGGTCTTTGAAAGCACTCCTTCAACAAAATTTTCATCCAGACGCTACTTGGTTGATTCCACCTGGCGCTCCACCTTACAATGAAAACCAAACTTCTGCTGATACAAGTTTGATGTTTGAAGCAAAGAAGTTGGAGTATTACACCAATGCAGGACATAAAATTCCTATGGTAAAAAGAGAAGCGATGTTTGTTACTTTATTGGAACGATTGAGTCCAGATGAAGCGCAAATCCTCATTGCTGTTAAGGATCAGAAGTTGTCCTATAAGGGACTCACCTACAAACTTGTAAAAGACACATGGCCGGACTTACTCCCAGAACAAGAAGAGAAATCAACCACTTCAGTTACGGAAGAGGAACAACCAAAAGCAGAAGTCGAAAACGCATAAATATAAGTACACTTTGGTTAAGATGGTTATATCAATTCAAATTCTTGATTGACTTAGAAACCGAACAAAGGAAACGCATGATTAAAGCGGTAAGATATTGTCTTACTCTTTTAACTGCACTTTTGATTCTTTCAACTCCTACGAACAGTAAAGTAAGCGATTCTTTATTCATAATAGAACCAGCAACTTTATCACTCAAACCCGATTATTTTAGCAACATTACTTACTCTAATGAAGAATTAGAGTGTCTTGCGCTAAACATCTACTTTGAGGCAGGAGTCGAAAGTACAGCAGGGAAGCTAGCGGTAGCAAATGTCACTATCAATAGAAAAAATTCAAGTGACTACCCAAACACGATATGTAGTGTAGTAAAAGAAGGTAAACACTATCATGATAAGAAAGTGGATAAAAAATATCCACTTAGAGACAGATGTCAATTTTCATGGTACTGTGATGGCCTAGTAGACAAACCGAAAAAGGGAAGAACTTGGGATACTTCTCTTGATGTTGCAGAGATTGCACTCAAAAAACATTATGCCGATATTCTCATCGACATTACGGATGGTTCGACACACTATCACGCTAATTGGATGGAGAAATATCCATCATGGGCATATACCAAGAAAAAGATGGCTACTATTGACAGACACATCTTTTACAAGTCAAAAAAATACCGATAAACAACTCAAAACTTGACATTATAAGTTCGATGATGTATACTATAATCATGAACTGATAGGAGATTACTATGAAAAAATTGTTGTTATCGGTATTTGTTATGTGTGCGATGTACGAGTCAGCGTGGTCAAAAATTGAAAGAGTTTGTATTGCACCAGCTGGATGTCCTTTAGTTATGGATACTGGTGAATGTCCAACTTGTATCGATAAACTAATATCTAAAATCAAAATAAAAATCGATAAAGTAGAAAGAAAGTCAGTAACCAAAAAAATTAAATGGAAATGTAATGTTGGGTCATGTAATGATTGGATCGATAATGATGGGAATCTTATTGTAAAAAATTGATATGAATGTATTTTATTTGCATACAAGTCCGATAGAGGCTGCACGTATGCACTGTGACAAACATTGTTGCAAAATGATTATTGAGTATGGACAACTATTGTCTACTGCTCATCGTGTTCTTGACGGCACTATGGAATGGGGTCAAACAAAAACTGGTAGAAAAGCAAAAAGATGGAGATTACCAGATGATAGAGAACGAGAACTTTACCTTGCTTCACATATACAACATCCTAGCGGTATATGGGTTCGCTCCTCTAGTGGGAATTACGATTGGTTGTACAATTGTTTTGTTACGTTGTGTGTTGAATTTTTTAAACGATATGGTAAGATACACGAAACCGCAAGGAAGTTAACCTTCCCTCTACAAATTCGTCCTCAGAATATTTCAATGTCAGACATGACAGAACCACCTCAATGTATGCCCGATGATGCAAAGATTGTCGGGTCATCTCTTGATGCATATCGTAATTACTATATAAAGTATAAACATGAGTTTGCGAAATGGAAAATGGGCAATATACCATTATGGTATTCTGACAATTTAGAGAAAGGTGAATATGCCCTATTATGATTATCAATGTATGGCTTGTGGTCATACTTTTGAAAAGAATATGCTTATACGTGATCGTAAAAAACCCACTGAGGAACCTTGTCCAGAGTGTTCCAAAAGTGATGTAACTCTTCAACTTGCCACACCATATCAAGGTGACCCATGGCATTTCGCAGGAAAGAAGCCTGATGCAGGATTCAGAGATCGTCTTAAAGAAATAAAAAAGTCACATCGAGGTTCAAACATAAACACTTGGTAACTTTATTTCTTAGGACTCTATGGCGAAACGTAATCGTAAACTTCGCAATGAGTTGAATGAATTAGAACAATCAGAAAGAAACTTATACTTAATCAAAAGTAAGAACGACAATATCAGTAATCGTATGGATGGTCTTTCATTGAGAGAAATCCTGCCTAAAACTCAAGCACAGTCGGATACTTTTGATGCATATAATGAAAAATACAATCTATTATTGCATGGATGTGCTGGAACAGGGAAAACGTTTATTTCTCTGTATCTTGCGTTGCGTGAAATTTCAGAAAAATCATCTCCTTATAAGTCAATAACTGTAGTAAGGTCTGCTGTGCCAACAAGAGATGTTGGTTTTCTCCCAGGCGCATTGCATCAGAAACTAGAAGTATATGAACTGCCGTATCGTTCAATTATCAATGAACTCTATGGAAGGGGTGACGCTTTTGAGGTTGTAAAGAAGAAGGAAAGGTTGAACTTTCTATCAACTTCTTATGTTCGTGGCGTTACTCTCAAGAGAACTATCGTCATTGTTGATGAATGTGAAAATCTGAATTTTCACGAACTTGATTCAATCATCACTCGTATAGGTGATAATTGTAAGATACTCTTTTGTGGTGACTTTAAACAGACAGATTTCAGAAACGAGCGAGAAAAACAAGGTATGCACAATTTCATGGAAATACTGTCATCAATGCAATCCTTTGATATTGTACAATTCACACAAGAAGATATTGTAAGAAGCAATATGGTACGTGAATATATAATTCAAAAGGATAATCTCAACTATTGACCTAGAGCGGAGAATCCCAATAAGGTTCTCCGCAAAAATATGCCCGCAAGAAATCACACTAAATGGAAACAGGTTCCCGGCCAGTTGGAAGTCGGAGAATACGTAAGTAGTAAAATTTATTCAGACGAAAACATTTTCAAGAAGGAAATGAATACTATCTTTAGAAATGTCTGGATTCCTGTTTGTCATGAATCTGAGTTGCCAGGAGCAGGTGACTTTAGAACAACAACAATTGCTGGTGAATCTGTTTTGGTTTTCAGAGAAGAAGGTAATACTATTCATGCAATAAAAAATACCTTTGAGAGAAGACCAAGAGGAAACATAGGTCCAGAAATTGGATTTCAAGATTCTCCAAAATTTTTTCATTCTGACATAAAGTTTGGTGGATTTGTTTGGGTAACATTAAATGATAATCCACCTACAATGGATGAATGGGTTGATGGTTCTTTCAACTGTATGAAAGAATCACTCAATGCAGAACCTTTAGATGTATTTCATTATCACAAGGCTATAATTCCTTGTAATTACAAATTATGGCATGATACCAACTCTGAGTTCTATCACGACTATCTACATTTTCATAATAGAATAACAGGTTTCAATGACTCCTATTTTGCAAGGGAGAACAAGTGTTTCAATAATGGTCATGTCAATGTTGGTTCTTTTGAAGTCCAGTACGATCAGTACGAAGGATTTGAGTCAAGAGAAGAATTATCTTTTCCTTATCTACCAACAAATCATTGGGAGATGATTGATATGTTTCCAGGCATCAACTTCAACCTAAGAGGTTCGGCATTACGTGTAGATGTCATGACTCCGTTGAGTCCAGACAAAGTGATGATTGAGTTTCGTGGATTGGGATTGAAATCGGACACACCAGAACAAAGATTAATTCGTCAAAGGCATCACAATTCTATATGGGGTCCGTTTGGTAGAAATCTGCATGAAGATTTACTTGCAGTGACTACTCAACAAGGCTCTATGCATAGTCACGCTGAGGAAAGACGAATTCTACATGGGAGACACGAAAATAATACAATTCATGATGAAGTCGGTATGCGACATTATTATGATGAGTGGGGAAAATGGATGAACATGAATCCAAGTAACCCAGAAGAATCTTATATTAAAACAGAAGAAAGGATGGTTGCGTGAAAAAAATTGTCTTGACATTTTTGTTATTATTATATACAATGTCTTTATTATATGGTCACCCAGACGGAAAAACACCTTATTGGTATCCTTCAACTTTCATTTATGGATATATCAATGGTTGTTATGAAGCAACAGAATATAACCAAGTACCATTTACAAATGATATGTGGCCTGATAATGTAAAAAATGTGTGTGGTTGTGTAGTCGATGCTATGAGACATTCTCTAACATATGAAGAAATGTTGGATAACGCATCTCATGCACAAGCGGTGTTGATAGCACAAGCGACATTACCAATGTGTGTTCAACAAGAATATGAAGAAATGATGAATAAAAAATAACATGAAACAATTTAATTATGATCTTCTTGAAAATAAAAAACATCTCTTAGAACAAGATAATTCGGGAAGTGATAGAGTATATCATGGTCCAAACGGAACGTATGCATCCGTAACCAATATGTTATATTACATGGTAACAAAACCAGGCATTGATGCGTGGAAACAAAGAATAGGAGAAGAAGAAGCGAAGAAAATTTCCACAAGGGCTGCAAGTCGTGGAACTCGTATTCATAACTCCATTGAAAAATATCTTCGTGGTGATGATACTTACTTTGAGGGTGTTCCTCAAGAGAATCGTGAACTGATTCAACTTGGACTGAAACAGATTGATGAACGAGTTGATAATATTCGTGGTATTGAACTTGGTATGTGGTCTGATTCACTTGGACTTGCAGGAACGTCTGACCTAGTAGCAGATTACCAAGGTGAGTTGTCTATCATCGATTGGAAGACAGCCACTTACATCAAGAAAGAAGAAATCATGTTGTCGTACATTCTACAAGGAACCGCATACAGTAGAATGTTGTATGAACTTTACGGAATGATTCCAAAGAATATTGTAATTTGTTCTTTTATTCGGTTTGACTCAAGAAAACCAAATCCTTTCATGGATCAAGACATTTACATAGATTGGAGAGTTTACAATCCTCTGGATTACATTCGTAGGTTAAAGTCAATTGCTGACGCTTTTCACTATCAACGAAAACAAAAACAAATAAATATTTCTGATACTGTGGATATGCATGGATAGCGATTAAGACGCCGGTTCGATTCCGGCCATCTCCACCAAGGTAACATGGACGGACACGATATTTTACTCTCATTCCTTATATTTGGAATTTGTGCTTTCATAATATGGGCGCTGGGGTTCGTGTTATTTTGATGGGGATGTCAAGGTATTCGATTGGTCGATTAGGTCATGTAAGGAGGTATCCAGTTGAGCAACGACTGTGAAAGTGCAACTAAACATAATCGCAAATAACGCTGATTATACATCTGCATCGGAATATTACGCAATTGCTGCGTAACCGATAGCCGAGTACAGAGGGTCACTTGGGAACAGAAGACCCTCACCTTTTTAATTTTAGGAATAATCATGGCTATATTTAAGAAGAAAAACGATAGTGATGATGGAACAATTGATTCAGTTGAAGAAATGGTAGAATATGAAGAAAAAAAATTATGGGAACAAAATCCAATGGAGGCGTTAAATCACAACAATGTTGAAAAACGCAAAAAAATGAATTGGTATGCTAGATTTGTTCTTTCTTTGATTATAGTTACAACGTTCATTTTTTTGGTTTGGTTATTATTCTATGCTGAGTTACCTCAAGCATCGAGAGATTTGGTTAATATCATGGTTGGAGCCTATGTTGCGGTATTAGCAAAATCGACTGATTACTGGTTTAAGGATAAGGATGACCCAGAGCATAAAGAGAGTCAAGACCTTAAAGAAAAACCAGCAGAATAAACTTGACACTTTTGTTAATAATGATATAATATGGTTATAAAATGAATATGGAACAAACATTAAACGTGTATACATCAAGTCAGTATAATCAAGAGGTTGAAGAATTGGTTGAGAGAACAGGTATGAAGTATCTTGATGCCATTCTTCACCATGCTGACGAAAACAAACTGGAATCGGAAACGATTGCAAAGTTGATAAACGCAAACTTGAAAATGAAACTTCGTGAAGAAGCGGAACAATTGCACTTTTTACCGAAAACAGCAAAACTCCCTATATGATTCCAAAGGTGACTCCTTTTGAAGTATATCAAAAGTATTTGTCGTTGAAACAACATTTCAACAGGGTTGATTATGATTACTTCAAGTTCAAGGGTAAAGTAAGAGCGAATGCAAGTTCGTTTGAAAACAGAAAGGACAAACATCATTTTGTCCGTCTTTCAAAAATTTATAAAGAAGAAGACCTCACTAAATTTTTTGTCTCTAATTTCGTTAAGTCAAGCGACCTTTGGATTGGTAATCTTACAAGTCCAGAAGGCAGAGAAAATTATATCTCATGGAAGTCAAAAATCCAGAGTCTTCCATATGTTTTCGAGAATGAGGTTGATGAGATTCTTGATGATTATAATGATTTTAATACACTTTTTGATTGTGTGGATGGTCAACATCCACCTGTGCTTCGCTCGGTATTTGGCGGAGATTTGTCGATTGAGTCCTTCATTATCATGGACTCGATTCTTAGGTTCTCTTCGGTTTTCAATAAGAAGATAGAAGAGTCGGTCATATGGCCGAACCTATATAGTATGTGTATTAAGTATGCGCCATTCTTGGTTGTGAATAAGCAGAAATATGTAGACATACTGAAGAAACAAGTAGAATTGCATTATGAATAATGTGAATAATCAGAAACACGTAGTAATAAGGAGATCAAATGTCATTTGCTACACTCAAAAAGAACAGTAAGAACAGCCTTCAAAAACTTCAGTCAGAAGTTGAGAAGATCAACAATCCCCAAAACAATCAGAAGAACTTCGGTGACGATGATCGGTTCTGGAAAGCAGAACTCGATAAATCTGGAAACGGATATGCGGTCATTCGTTTTCTGCCGGACCAACACAACGATGACATGGCATTTGTCCGTGTTTTCAATCATGGATTTCAAGGTCCAGGCGGTTGGTACATCGAAAACTCTCTGACAACTCTTGGTCAGAAAGACCCATTGGCGGAGTATAACTCCACTCTTTGGAACTCTGGTGTGGAAGCGAACAAGGAGATTGCTCGCAAACAGAAACGTAGGTTGACCTACTTCTCAAACATCTATGTTGTTGAGGATAAGGCAAATCCTCAGAATGAAGGTAAAACTTTTCTTTTTCGTTATGGAAAGAAAATCTTCGACAAGATCAGTTCGATGGCAAATCCTGAGTTTGAGGATGAGTCACCAGTAGATGTATTCAATCTCTGGGAAGGTGCGAACTTCAAGTTGAAGATTCGTAAGGTTGACGGATTCTCTAACTATGACAAGTCGGAGTTTATCACTGCGGCTCCTCTCTTTGATGATGATTCAAAGTTGGAGAAGGTTTATACTGAAACTCACTCTCTTCAGGAGTTTCTGGATCAGAAGAACTTCAAGTCCTACGATGAGTTGAAAACTCGTTTGGATGTGGTTCTTGGTAATACACCATCTCCTGCGATGTCAGCGCCATCTTCCGTAGATTCATCGGAAGTTCCGTTTGACGGAGGAACACCAATGGAGACATCTTCTTCTTATCGTGAGGAAGAAGTTTCTGACGATGAAAATCTTGATTACTTCAAGAAACTCGCCGAAGCGTAATCATCCGTATCTCAAGTGAGATACACCTAAATCTCTCCCCATTCCAGGCAAAGGATTACCTCTGGTTTGGGGGGATGATACATTAGTTTGATTAATAATGGTGGGTTGTTGACTGTTATCAATTACAACTGGTTCTGAAGACACATTATTTGTTACCATAGTCCTTGCAACTTGTAGTTCATTCAAAGTAGCTCCTGCAACTGGTTTTCCAATCGCATCAGTCATAATTTGTATTCCTCTCTGGTCAAAAGGAATGACTGCTTCGGAACCACCATCTGGGACTGCAACACCACCTCTTGCAAGACCTCTACCAGAAAAGACAGGACTTTCACCGATTACAACACCAGATGAAGGTAAATAAGCTGGTTTGTTGACTATCACTCCACCTCTTGCAAGAGAACCTTTAATTATTCCTTCTTTTCTTGTTTTTAATTCTTGAATCTTTTCTGCATCTTCTTCTCGACCTTTACCTTCTCTACCAAAATAAACATTCTCACCACCCTCTGAACGTGATATTCTGTCTAGTGCTTCTTTGATTGCAGTTTCAATTTCTTCTAATTCTTTTTCTTGTGATTGTTCGGTAAGACCCGTAGCATCTAATGCTTTTCTTAAAAGACCACCCTCTGGAGCTATTGTTTCTAATATTGCATCGGTATCAATTGAAAAAATATCACTAAAAAAGTTTTTAATTTTAGTTGTAAAGTTATCAATGCTCTCTTTGAAGAAGTTCTTAATGTTTGTTCCAATATCACTAAAAAACTTTTCGATATCATCACCAAGATTTTTCAGTGTTGTTTTTGGGTCTATGATTAAATCTAATAGGAAATTAGCAACACTCAACACTCCACTTAAAACTTTACCTATTCCATCCCCTAATAACTTAACAACGGACATGAGTGAGTTTTTTCCCTTTCCATCACCAAATGCATCTGCTAGAAGTGCAGTTATTTTATCGTATACTTGTCCAATTTTAGTCACGAAATCATCAAACTTTGTTTTAATACCATCAAAGTTTTTCATAAAACCTTCACCAAATGCATCCGAAATGTCTTTGACAAAATCAATGATACTTATAATGGTATCTTTGACTGCTGTGAATGTTGCAGTTTCAAATTTTTGTTTATCTGCTTCTGAAACTTGCATTGACTCTGGAACAAATGCATTGTAAATGTCAACCGCTCCAGATACAATCTTTGAGAATACGTTTGCAACACCTTTTGCTATATCTTCTTTCAATTTGTCAAACTCTGCATCTGTCAACATAAAAGATGCAACACCAACTCCTGCAAAGAGTGCTGCAATAGCACCTAAACCTGTTACCAATGCAGCTGTACTTGTTAATGCTCCACCAAGTGTTCCAATAAATGCAAGTGGTTTCAGTAAAAAAGCACCAAACTTTAAAAAAAGTTTTCCAACAGAACCAAGTGCAGAAAAAAGTCCTTTAATCATTTTGATAGGAAAACCCACAACTCCCGATAACATTTTTTTAAGGAATCCACCTTTTTTTGAATCTTCACCACCTTCACCAGAACCATCTTTACCAAGAGCATCAATAATCTCAGCGTGTTGTTGATCACTTTCTCTTTCCTCTTCCTCTTGTGTTTCTCTTGACAGTAAACGAGATAAAAATATTCCTTTATTTTCAATCGTAACTTGTTTGGTTTTTTCTAATATCCCAGAAAGTCCACTAACAGCATCAACAACTGATTGAAATCCATTTCTCAAATCATCTCTGACATTTGCAAGTTCCAATGAATATTCAATTGATTGAATATCACTCATGCCTTGCGATTCATCTTTTGATGGGAGAAAAGATAGACCTTCAGCGATATCGTTACTCATCATTTGTATGGAATGTCGAGTAGTGATAAGTTCTGATGTTGTCTTTTGCTGTTCTTGTCTGAGTAAATCAGTAATATCAATAAGTTTTTGATCTGCCATGTCTTAACCGCTTTGTTGTTGCTTTATTCTTTCGTTTTCTTCCTGAACCCAATTGGTTAGAAGTGTTACGTATATTTCTCTTTCGTAGGGCATCATATCCTCTAGTTCGGTCAAACTCCACTTATGATGTTGAATCATGGCAAAATTCGTGAGATAATAATTCTCAAGAGAGTTGTGACTCAGGCCTATCCGAAAAAAGAGTCAAGTCCTTGTAAAGTAATTTCTTTATCATCACCACACTTTACACATTTATAATTGATCGTGTGTTCTAATTTAGGCATAGAATCGAAAAAATGTTTTATTTTTGCAAATTGTTTCGTGTCCATGCTATCTAAAAATTCGTCTAGTTCCTTTGAAGTAAATGAATCACGTTCATGTGTTTCTTCTTCAGTAAAAATCATTTCAATGCAATCCTTAACGATTGCCATACCATCTTCTTCTGTAATACCAGCTGTCTTTATAACAGGGTAAGACATCATCACACCCACTTCATCAGATATCATAATTTTTCGAGTATGTCCCTCTGGTCTTGTTACCTCAATCTCGTCCATGTTAATTGTAATTTGAGTAACACAATCACAACCTTCAGTGGTGCATTTCAACCCAATCTCTGAAACTTCTCCTACTGACTTTGAGCGTAGTTTGAGAAAGAGATATTCAATGTCGAATAATGGTAATCTGTCTACATTTACTTTACCCTGAATACAATTTTTAAGTATAGTTTTGATTGCATTCATCAACGCTGTCTGACTTCCGTCTTCCATCGCTGTGAGTAAAACTTTTTCTTCCTTTACTAAAAATGGTCTATATTTAATAACCTTTTCTGTTGATGGTAAAATCGCTTCATAAACTGGTGTATTCAGTTTTGGTAATGACATAATCTAGTCCTCTCATATTATGAACTTGGGTTAAATGTTGTAGCTCTAGTATTATCTGATACTGTTTGTCCTCTGTTTATCTCATCAGTTTCAAAATATGCATATTGCATCTCCGCATTTATTCTTAGTACAGTATTTTGTGTTGAATGATTTAATTGTATCGATTGGACACTTTTTGGATATACCTCTTTGTAAGTTATGCTAAATGCTTTACTTCTTCCATCTGGTTTAAGAGATGTGACTCTCAATTCACAATCTTTTGCATAAGTGTCGTAATACGCAACATCAAATCCAGATGTCGAGTCAACAATCAAATTGTTCCAATTATCTAGTATTTTCTTTTCTTTTAGTTCACCAGTACAAATAAATGTTAAATTAAGTGGATTATATGCTGGTCCGTTATATGCTATCTCTCTACGAATACCATATTCAAGATTCATAACTGACTGAACACTTCTTCCTGCAATGTCAACTTGCTCACACATAAAATCAAGTTGTCGATTTGCATCAAGAACAGGGATATTAAAAAACTCCACTTTAAATTTGTTGGGGGATGCAAGACCAAATGTCGCTAATTTTCCTGCAAATTCTGAAATTGTAAATCCTGGCATTATCCAAACTTTCTTTTACTATCAGACCAAACTGATGATTTTGATGCTTTTCTAAAACGTTCTAGTGGAAGAAAGATTGCAATCTCTTGTTCGTTTTCCTCTATTGGAACTACTTTTCTCATGATCTGGTCGAACCGATATTTCTTTACAGTCGGTGCAACTTGTGGAATCTTTGAAATCTTCTTCCAGTTTATTATTCCTCTTCCAACTTTCGCATTTACTCTGTCTAACAGAATAGCACGAAACTTGGGTGGCAGATAATGAAAGTTGAGTCCTGTGAAAGTATCTTGATCTGCTCCAATCAACATAATCATTGGAAACATATCATAAAATGGTAACTCGTTTCTATACTTGGGGTTATAATAATAACAAAAGATGTCACCGAGATTTGCTCTTCGTCTTAACACATTTGGATTAATCTTTTCTTCCGCTTCACGATAGAACTTAGCTGCATTTGTAGAACTGAACTTATTTCTCAGTTCTCCTTTCAACCCTCTGATTTTGTCACGAAACCATTGTGCTGACCTTCGTGTTTCCTGTCCGATTTTACCAGTTCGGATAGTATCGGTCAACTTATCCAATAAATCTGCCATAGTACAATTATTTATCTGGGACTAACTGTTTTTCTGTGAGGATCTGAAAACTCCAACCCTTCTTCTCACACACTTTTGTTGCGGCTTTCCACTTTGCTTCATTCACCAACCAAGTTTGAACTGACTTTATATATCTGCGTTTTTTCTTGAGTTCTAGGTTCTCAACCACAAGTTTCTTTGGTGGCCTAGATTGTGTGAAAGGTTTGACTTCTATGAGGAACCATCCTTTTGGTGTCTGGATGAGAAAATCGGGGAAGTAACGATGTTGTTTGTTGTCAATAGGTGAGATGTAAGGAATGACAACCTCTTCACTACTCCACTTATAACATTTATCGTTGGAATCACACCATTCCATGAATCTTCTTTCCATTAAACTACGATAAATAATATTAGTCGGATTCCCCAAATACTTGTTGGGATTTTTTATCTTATATTTACCTTTATATCGTTTTCTCATGGCAAATTATTATCAATATCCACAAACATTACAATCAAAAGAAGAAGCGGGTCAACACTATTTATTGATTGATTCTTATGAGTCAAAAAATGCATTAGCTTCTGGTGATACTGTATTATCATCTATTGCACTATACATTCCACCTAACTCACTACAATATTCACATGGTGCTAACTATGAGGGATTAGACCAAGGAGCATTATTTGCTGCAGCTGGTGCAAAAGTAAGAGAAGTCGTTGAAGGAGGTGGTGGAATTAAAGGAATTGTTGCAGCTGCAATTGGTGGTGGAAGTCAGGAAAACGCAAGAGCTAGAGGAATAACTGCTGCGGTAAGTGCTGCGAGTAAACTTCCACTTGCAGGAGGAAATGCACCAGCTGTGTTAAGTGCAACAGCAGGAGTTGCAGTGAATAACCACATGGCACTTGTATATCGTGGTCCTAACTCGTTTCGTTCTCATACGTTCAACTTTTCCTTTTTTCCTAAAAACGATGGTGAATCACTGGACGTAAAAGATATTATAAGTGATTTGAGAAATGGTATGTTACCAAGATATACTGGCGCTGGTAATTCAAATGGTCGTTTATCATCTCCGTTCTTTAAAATGCCAAGACATTATAAACTTAAAATAGTCACAACGGGTGGATATGAAAATAGTTTTTTAGATGATGAAATGTTTCCTAAAAATAGTAAAGGAAATAGAATAAATCATGTCATAACAAATATGACTGTCAATCATGACCCAAATGGTGTTGTGTCCTTACACGCAAATGGAGCTCCTGTTCAAACAAACTTGTCACTTACATTTCAAGAAACAGAGTTTGTCACAAGTAGAGATGCAGTTGATGACAGATTTGAATCAGCATTAGCGGATAATATAACAAGACAAGCACAAGCAGCAGAAAGAAGAGAACGAGGATTAGCAGCTCTTTCTGCTGGGAGACAAGTTCCAGCAGGACAAGGTTTTTCAAGTCCAACTAGAGATTTTTAAGGTCAAAATAAATGGCAAATTATTTTAGAAACATACCAAACGTTCAATACGACATAAACGGAACTGAACCAAATCAGTTTACGACTGTCACAAACATAATGAAACGAGTTCGTTTCAAACCTTCTGTCATAGAGAACATTACCGATTATTATCCTTACTATGTCAAAGAAGGTGAACGACCAGACATTGTGTCTTTTCAAAAGTATGGAACAGTTGCGTATGCGTATTTGATTCTTCTCTTGAATAATATTGTTGATCCTCTGTTTGACTGGCCTCTTCCGTCAAGACAGTTTGAAAATTACATCATCGAACAATATGGAAGTATTGCATCTGCACAGGCGACAAATAAGTATTACTATCAGATAGTTCGTGCAGAGGTTACAAGGACAGGGACAAGTGAGAGAGCACCAGAATACAAAATTATAGTAGATCAAACAACTTACAATTCACTTGATGCTTCTGTAAGGTCTGCACAAAACGTTTACGACTATGAGGTTGAATTGAACGACAATAAAAGAAATATTAATATCATAAATCCAGATTTCATACAAGACATAGATTATGAAGTAAAGAAAACACTTTTATCATAATTGATTGATCATGGCAGAAACCAACGTTGATTCTAAAGCAAAACAACCAGATTATACAGCTCCTAATTTTGATGGAGATTTTCGTCTTCTTGAGTTGTCACTTCATTCTCCAAATAATAGAGATGTAGTACAATTGAACTCATCATCTGTATTTCAACAGATGGAGATTTTTGAGGACTTGTTTTCAAATGTTCTACGTGGAACTTTGACAATTCTTGATTCTCAAGGATTAGCAGAGTTGTTTCCGTTTATTGGTGAGGAAACACTTATCATGACGTTCTTCACTCCAGGCGGTGAGGGAACATCTCTTGAACAAGAGAGAACTTCACAAACTAATATAGAAGAAGCAAATCGTCAACGTTTTAAGGTTTATGACATTGTAGAAGCTGGGACACAAGAACGCACAAAAATCTATAAGATGTTTTTTGTGAGTGAAGAGTATGTTTTCAACATGAAAAAGAAGGTCAGTAAAGGATACAAGGGTACAGAGTATTCAAAGATAGTTAAAGATTTGATGAGTAAGGTTAATGAAAACATCAAAAGTGATTTTCATAAAAAAATTTTTATTGAAAAAACCTTATCGTTACAAAATGTCATAGTACCAAACTGGACTCCATTTCAAGCAATCAACTTTTGCGCTTCACGTTCTTTGTCATCAGACATTGAACCCACAGAACAAAGAGACACAACTGCACCACCACCCCCAAGACCAGTTGGTTCTTTGTTTGTCTTCTATGAAAAATTAGGAGCAGGATTTTTCTACGAATCTATAGAAAGTTTGATTGTCAAACAGAAAATGGCTGGTGACTTACCACTTTATCAATACGCACCAAAACTCGCAGAGAGTAAAAGTGGAGAACTAGCAGTTGGATTTTTTCATGTAGAACAATTCGAGGTGGATACATCATTTAAGACACTTGAGAACTTAGGTTATGGATTGTTTGCTTCAAAATTGATTGCATATGACCCACTTCGCATGAAATATGATACAATTAAATATGACTACTATCAAAAGAAAAATAATCAGTCAATAAAGGTTGACGATGATACTGGTGTAGAAGAAATAAAAGAAGAACCAGAAAATTTGACAGATGATTCTAATAGGGTGTTTGGTGACTTCATAGCAACAGACATAAATCCCATTGACAAAAAATCAAATAAATTTGTAAGTTCTGAATCTGAGTTTCTTGGTTCAAATGATGCATCAATAAAACTTGCAACAACTACCAAGAATCATGGTGAACTTTTTTTACCATCTGAAAATGGTTCTTCGATAGGTGTTAAGAGTGACACGTTTAAAGATCCTGAATCAAAACAAAACAATGTTGAAAACTGGTTATTACAAAGAGAAGCTCAGGTTCAAGAGTTTGGTAGTATAGTTGTTAAATTCACTGTGCCTGGTAATACGTCAAAACACGTAGGGGATTTAATTCGTTTTGAAATGCCGACAAGTATTCCAGACGATGACCCAAATATTAATTCATTAGAAATAGGACATCAACTTTACAGCGGTAATTACTTGATATCAAAAATAAGACACGTTATTACAGTAGACAGTTACGACATGGATATGGAGATTATTAAGAACTCTTTTGCAAAAAGAATTGGTGGACAGATTACAGAGGATGTGACAAATGCAAACTGAATATTTTCATGGTAAAGACGGATATATTTGGTGGCACGGAGTCGTAGAGGACAGAAAAGATCCTCTCTTTCTTGGTCGTTGTCGTGTTCGTATTCTTGGATGGCACACAGAAAATAAAGCAGACCTACCAACCGATATGTTACCATGGGCTCAGGTTTTGATGCCCATCACTTCTGCAAGTCAAACTGGTGTGGGTGAAGCACCAGTTGGACCTGTGGAGGGAACATGGGTCATGGGTTTTTACCGTGATGGAGAACTCGCTCAAGAACCTGTGATGATTGGAACACTTCCTGGCATACCAGAAAGATTTGCAGAACTTAACACAGGTTTTTACGATTCAAGATTAGACACATTAGATACAGACCTGAATGCAGCAGACAAAAAAGGCAAATCATTGCCAAATGGAGCTGGTAAGAGTTTAAAAGGATTTCCTTATCCACCAAAAAATGTCAAAGTGGTGAAGGGACAAGAAGTAGAGATTGAAGAATGGGATAGAGATTTATTATCAAATAGAGAAACAATACAAAGTAAATTTCTTTATCCAAGAGAAAGAAACAAACCCACTACTTCAATATATGCAAGGGGTAGGGGTGATGATACGTCTGAAGTTGAAACTAAGAAATCAACATCGACTGAATCTGGTAATTATTCAATTATTGCTAGAAAAACAAGTGATTTAAAACATGAATCAGTTCCTATCGAAACAGAGTTTACTACAAATCCTATCATCAATAAAACAAATGATGATGGTGATCCTTTTATTCCAACATCTGACCTTGGAAGTTTTAACTTCAGTTTAGCAAGTAAAACGATACAACAACCACCAACTCCTTATGATGCGATTTATCCTTTCAATCATGTGTATGAATCAGAAAGCGGACATCTTGTAGAGATAGACGATACTCCTGGCAAAGAGCGTTTACATTGGTATCATCGTGCAGGGACATTTACTGAATTTCATCCAAAAGGGATGAGAGTAGACAGAACAAATTCACATCGTTACAATATCACGATGGGTAACTTAGAGTCAATTGTTGGTGGAGAAGAAAAGAAGAAAGTGCAGGGTGATTACACCTTAGATTTGGGTGGTCATCTAACTATGCAATCCAGTGATGATGTTAGGATATTCTCTAAAGAGGGTAGTGTACTAATTGACTCAAAACAAGAAAATACTGTCATTCAGGGAAAACACATTGTTATCGCTGCTAGAGATAGATTGGTACTGAAGGGTGGAACTAAAGTAATTCGTGATGATGATGCAGCTGAGGATAAAGTTCGTGGTAGTTATAAAATGGAGGTTCAGGGTGGTCATAATTTACAGGCAGGTAAAGTCAGTATAGGTTCTATGGGCTCAACAAGTATTTCATCCTTTGGTCCTATGACACAGGTAATCACAGGAAATTCGGAAGAAACGATTGCAAATAAAGAAATAATTTTTGGAAATCTTAATGCAAAAAAGATCACAGCATTACTAGGTAAAATTGTTTTAGAGTGTTTAGAACCATTTGCTACTGGTGGTATAGATTTAAATATGGGGCCTTTTGGTACTCTCGCATCAATTAAAATGTTACCAGGCGGATTAATAACAGTGACTTCATCCCTTGGAACTGTAAATGTTACTGGAACATCGGGAGTATCTATGACATCCGCTGGTCCTGCATCATTAGTTGGAGCGACAGCAACTACAGTAGGATCTGGTGCAACTCCTATTACTGCTGTTGATGGTGGATTAGTCACAGTCGGAGGGACAGCATCCCCTGCACT